ACAACTCAACGATCGCGTCGGCATACTGATCGGACAACGCCACGCCAGAACCGGACGGGGTGTATATGTGGAAGAACACCTGCCCGTATTCATCCCATCGGTTGCCGGCCGGTTCGGCTTCGCCCGTGGATGCCTGTTCCGTGCTGTTGTTGGCAATCTCAATGAACAGATACGGCGTCGGATCGGTGCCCGTGGGTTCGGGAGGCGAGCCGGTGACGTTTTGGGTGATGACGGGCGCGAACGTCCACCCGGCCGCGATATGAGCGACTACGGCAGCGCGGACGATGGTGCGGGACATTTAGCCTCGGACGGTCAGATCAATGCGGTGGAGGATGCCGTTGACGGACGTTGGTGATGCGTATTCGACTGTCCGCGCCTTGCCTTCGATGATGACGCGATCCCCTTTGCGCGGGACACGCGGATCGGTCGCGGCAGGCGGGTTCGTCACCGCCTCACCACCAGGCCATTGCGCGCGGATAATGTCGGTGGCGGACAGGATCACATGGGTGTCGCCTTGGATGATCCCGCCGGCCAGTTCCTTGGGCTGGTAGCCTCGGACGAACGCGCGGCAGGGGCAGTCTACGGCGACTTGGTTCGTGGTGCCGGTGATGCGGCGTAGGATTACGTCCTGGCCGTCTGCGGCTAGGAACTGGTCCAGGTCGGATTGGAAGGTCACGTCACATGCACCCGCACCGCCAGCGCCCCGTTCGTCCACGTCCCGGTTGTCGTCACCACCGCCCGCAGTTCTGTGCCGAGCCAATTCAGGACCGAGTTAGCGGACAGAGAGGCGAAGGATGCGGGCGTGGCGGCGGTCGATACGACCGTGCAGGATTTGGCGCCGGCCGCTGCAAAGTCGATGCTCGCGATTTCGCGCCATGTGCCGGCCGAGCCGATGCGGGACTGGATCAGCGCCACCGCTGTTGTCCCGCCCGTGCCGGCGAATGTCGCCTCGAATGTGGCGCGGGTCATGCCGTCTAGGTTGCCGATACCGCTGATTACCTGCGCGGTGATGGCGGTGGTGATGGTTTCGGATGCGAGGCTGTAGACGCCGGGGATTGCCATTACACCACCATCTCCCGAAACGGGGCCAACAACTCTTGGATTTCCTGCGACATGAGCGGGTCAGACGCGCCGCCAACCCACCATTCGCGTTCGCCAACGCCTTCGATGCGGACCCGCTTTAGGTTCGGGTCGGAGCGTCCGCTGTCACCACCCTCGGACCAGAGCAGCCGCGCCATCTTGGATGCTGCCAGTTTGATTTCATCGGGCACCGTGTCCCATCCAGCGCCGTAGACCACCACGACCTTGGCAGAGGACCACCATACGCGCGCATCGTCCGACAGGCTGTAAAGGCGCCGACCGTCAACCTCATAATCCGCCGCGTCCAGCGTCGTGCCATCGGACACAACCGACGTGATGGACGTGACCGGCGCGCGGGACAGCCACAGATGGGACGCGCACACGTCGCGGAACGTCTCGGTGATGGTTTCAAGCCGCAGCGTGACCGGAGTGGACCCGCTGGCGTTCGTGTAGAGCCGTGAAAAGGCCGAGGCGATGCGGCGGTTCAGAACGCCTAGCGCGTCATCCTTGCTGGCGTCCGATATCCCGACCGCATAGCGGATTTCGGCCGTCGTAAGCAGGTTCCGGTCTGTTGCTGGCGTCGTTACCGTCAGCATCAGCCCTGGACCTTAATGAGCAGCGGGTAGAAGTCGCATTGCACCACCGACCCATCGGCATTGGTCAACGTCAGGACGCCCTCGCCATCGACCGTGATGGATGCGACTTTCGCGCCGGGCGGGCCGGGGATCGGGGAGGGGCTTTCGCCCGGCTTCCCGCGCCGGCCGGGGGAGGCCAAAAGCTGCCAGCCTTCGCCGGGGCAGTCTCCGGGGTTGTCGCACCGCGCGACGAATGAACCGCCGTTCCACGCCACAAAGTCCATGGCCTTGTATTCGCCGGCAGGGTCCCATGTGCCGCGCATCACCAGTCCGCGCCCATCGTCGCCTTTCCGACCGGCCGCCGCGAGGCAAATCCAGTCCTCATGCGGAGGCTCGCGGCCCGTGTCCCTCTGTGCCTGCCAAGTCGCGCCGGTATGCGTCACGACATCTCCCTCATAGCAGACGCCATCGGTCCAAGCCTTGGCGACAGGGAGTTTTCCGTCCGCACCCGGCTTGCCATCCTTGGGGGTCGGAATTGCCGCGACAGCATCATCCACCATGGCCCGGATGACAGCGGGATCGGCGTCTAGGCCATTGCGGGGCGCGGGGATGGCCGAGACCATCTCGGCAATCATCTCTCGGACGTATTCCGGCTTCACGTCCTCCCCGTCTCGCGGGGGCGGGATTTTGGCAACCTCGGCCGCGACCATCGCCGCCACTTCTTCCCGTTCCACGCTCTTGCCGTCCTGTGGCGCAGGAATGGCCGCTACCGCCTTTGCAACCGCTTCGCCCACCATCGCCTCAATGGCCACCGGATCGGCGTCCTTGCCCGGCTCAGGGGGCGGCAGGGAGGCAACTGCGTCAGACACCATGGAGCGGACCGTATCCAGGCTCACGCTTTCTCCCGGTTCGCCATCCTTGGCGGGCGGGATTGCGGCTACGGCCTTGGCGACTTCGGCGGCGATCAACGGCGCAACGTCTTCCACCGTGATCGACGTGCCGGGCTGCCCGTCTTCTCCATTGCGGAGCGTCGCCATGCGGGCCGAAACCATATCGGCCGTGGCGCGTTCCGCCGTTACCGCGCGCAATTCCATTTCGGCAGTCTTGGCCCGCAGTTCAGCCGACAGCGCGTCAAACCGCTGGCGAAGCTCACGCTCGATCCTGGCAACGATTGCGCCAAGTTCCGAGGCGAGATCATCAATCAACGAGTGCGGAATGCCGGTCATACGAGGCGCGGAAGGCGCGGAGGGCGCGTTGCGGATCGGGGTCGGGACCGTCATTGTCATCCGCATCCGGTTCTGTGGCCACATCAGGCGGGACGGCCGCCGCCGGTTGCGGGGGCTGCATCGCCGCACCGTAGCTCAAGGGAACAACCTGTTGCTGAACGCGGGGATCGTCGCCGAATTCCGCACTCGGGTATCCCTCGGAATTGCGGAACTCGTTGATGGTCAGGCCCGACTTCGTGGCGATCGACCATCCCTCCATCCGCTCCTTGAAGTTGGAGCGCATCAGGGCAGACGTATCAAACTCAAGGTATTCATCCGGCTGCCCCTTCAACCGGAACAGCAGCCCCATCGCTTCCTCAATGTGATTGAGCGCGAAGCCGAGGCCGGACGATTTCCAGGACGACATAAGCGCCTCGGTTGACGCAAACGGCGTGCTGCCAACCCCAAGCACCTGCAACGGCATCCGAAACGCAAGCGCCACATTCTGATCCGACAGCTTGAGCATTTCCGCCAACTGTCCATCGGCCGCCGATACCGCAACCGGCTTGGCCTTCAAGCCCCACGACAGCACAGGCGTTCCGCCGGCGTTCTCGCCTTGGGTCTGTTCGTTCCATCGCGCACGAAGGTCATCAGCCTGTTGCCGCGTCAGCTTTTCATCCGTTTCCAGCATGAACGACGGACGGGCTTGATTGAGGTAGAACGCGACCTGCTGATTAAGTGCGGCGCCGGACATGGCCAGATCGAGTGTCGTTGACAGGATCGGGCTTTCGCCCTTGAGCGGGTGGCGCGGGGTGTGCAGTCGCACATGGAGCACGTCCCGGGCGGGGATCGGCGCACCAAAGTCAAAACGCTGTTCGGCAATTTCGTTGCCGCTCAGGTCGTAGAAGATGGACCCGTCCACCGCAACGCGAGGCGTGCCATTCCGCATCAAATGCAGTTCTGCGATTTCCTCCCGGGCGTTCCTGATAGCCACACCAAACGCCTCGCCTTTGGTGTATAGGCGCCGGGTCAGGTTCAACAGCAGATCGGAAATCGACTGATAATCGTTCGGCTGGCGGAGGATGCGGGTCAGACTGGAATTAACCACCCGCTCCCGGCCGCCATTCGGCATCAGCCGCCAATGGTCGCCAGGGCACATGGCAATCGTCTGGGCATAGGCGGAAACACATGCTTCGACCATGGCGCTTGTCTCGCCATACGGTTGTGGCGTGTATCCCATCTGCCACCAGTTCATATAACGGCCAGCGGTCGCGGATAGCCAGCCGTCATTCAGCAGGTAGGGACCGGGGCGATATTGGCCCTCGGTCGCCTTGGCCTTCCCGAAAATGCGGCTCAGAATGCCCAACTAGCCGGCCTTCGCCTCACGCGTCCGATACGCCTTCGCTGGACCGGCGCGCATATCGTTCGTCACCACCGGGACAGCCTTAGCCCGTTCCGCGTCGGCATCCACCCCACGGGAACGCGGGGTTTCACCATCGGACCGATACTGCACCGCGCGGCCATCCTTGTGATGCAGCCGGCCGGTCGCATCGGGAGACACGTCACGCGGGTCACCCACCGTGCCATCCTCCATCACGAACCACGTCTCCATCATGCGTCGGACACCGTGATGACGAACGTGCCAGTCTTGGAGGCGCCGGCCTGTGCCAGAACGATCTTGACCCGATCACGAGACAGGGCAATCCGGTCGTTCACCGCCTCCCCAAGCGCCGCATACAGGGACGCAACGCCGGCCGTGGTGCATGTCGCGGCACGGGGCCGGACCACCTCGGAAGCGTTGATGTTCGTATCGGTCCAGATGTTTTCGCCGGTCGCGTCCGCCGTGATGGTGAAATCGACACCATCGGTATAGCCGCCAGACCCGGCCTTCACATACTGGACGCTCTCGATGTAGCCCGAAAAATAGGGCGTGTGGTGGGTGCCGACCTGCGACCCGTCAGAAGTCGCGGTCACGGTGAATTTGCGGGAGCGCGCCATGTTCGTTCACCCGTCAATCGTAACGTGGAGCGTGCCAGTCGTGGCATTGCCGGCGCCATCGACCACGATCTTGATACGGTCACCGCCGATGGCGATCCGACCGTTCACCGTCGTCCCACCGCTCGCATACAGGGACGCGGCACCGGCCACGGAATGCGTTGCGGCGCGGGGATGGCGTGTGGCCGAAGCGTTCACGCTATCCTCTGCCCACAAGGTTTCCCCCGTGGTTTCCAGCGTGCAAACAAAGTCGATGCCGTCTGTGAAATCGGTCTTCACGTAGCGGAACGACACCAGATGCCCATAGATCGCGGGCGTGTAGAACGTCCCATCGCCGCTGGCGTCAACGGTCATCGGGACAACAAAGCGGCGAACAGTCATGTTGGGTGCCTCCCCGCACTAGCGCGGACAAAAGGGAAGACGCGGGGCGTGGCGGCCCCGCGTCTTGTTGGTTACCAGGTGACGTTTTCGATCCACTGCACCATGCCGGTGCGGCGCATGTTCCACGTCACGTCCATCATCATCTTGAGCGCGACGCTGTTGGTCTGGAACATCGACCGAACCGGGTCGGCCGTGGTCGGGCCGGTGCCAGAGACGATTTCCAGCGGCGTATCGCTCATGTGAATGGTGGCCTGATCGGACGCCTCAAACATCGGCGTGTCGCCAGTCCCGGTCACAAAGTCCGCCGTATCAATGGCGATCACCATGCCGGAAGTGACTGACGTGGAGACCATCAGACGGAAGTCGGCAAGGAACTGATTGGCCCAGCCGAAGCCGCTGTTGTTCGGACCCGGCATCATCTTGATATGACGGGCCTGCGCGGGGTTCATCATGAGTGCCAACGAACGCCCGGCATTCGCCGAATCAAACGGCGCAAGCAAGGTCTTCATGTCTTCAAGGAACGCCGTGTAGTCGCCGCCGCCGTAAGCGGTGCCGGCCGCCGACACGCCATAGCGGAGGCCGGGCGGGCGGGTCGTTGATCCGGCCGTCGCATCCAACAGCAGCCCGTCCAGAGTGATGCCCGTGCGGGTCAGAAGCTCGCGGCGGATCACGTCCTCCAGAGCCGGCGTCGTGAGGCGCATCACTTCCTTCGTCATCGGAACGATGATGCCGAACTTGTGCGGCGCGAGGGTCAGGGAGTCCAAGGTCAGGCGACCGACCTTGATCGGATCGCCCTCAAGAACGAACCCGCCGGCCAGCGCGGTCGTGCTGGAACTGAACGGAATCTTGATGGCACCCGAGTTGGGTCCGAAGGTCAGACCGACGCCCATATCGCGCAGCGCCGGGTAGATGGAGAACGGCTGAAGCAGCGAGAGGAACTCCGCCGTCGCGGTCTGCACGAGCTGCGAGGCCCACCCGGATGTGGTCGTGGTTCCGACCACGACATCCGCCTTGGTAACCATCGCCGTCGCTTCGTGCCCCGGGTAGCGGTCTTCCAGCACCCGCTCAATCGGCTGGCGGGTGACGTGCGCCATGAAGTGGCACAGGGCCGCACGCACGATCAGGTCCGACGCCTTCACTTCCGGCGCGGGATACCCGAGGGGACGCCGGTTGATTGCCGGACTGGCGGGCGAACCGGCGCCCGCGCCGATCTTCGCTTCCGACGCCTTCATAACCGCGATGGAGCGTTCCACGTGGTCGATCTCGTCGGTCAGACCGGAAATCGCGTCCAGGTCCAGGGTTTCATCGTTGTTCAGTTGCACCAGACGATCACGCTTGGCGTTCAGGTCGGCTTGCGCGGCTTCAATCCGCTGCGAAAGGGTGGTCATGGCAGGTTGCCTTTGGGTAAGGGGAGATTCCGGAGAGGCGTTCCCGCCATGGTTGGCCACGTCCCGTTGCCTCATTTCAGCTTGCTCGCCAAAAACAAGGGACATGGTTTCGTCGGAGACGTTCAACGACCGCGCGACTTGCAACGCCGCCGGGTTGGCCGGGATGGAAACCAGAGAGGTTTCAAGCAATTCCTGCCGCTTGTATCGCTGTCCGCCGTAGGGCTTCTTCGGGTCGATCGGTTCCCATTCAGCGGGGCGAAAACCCACGGAAACCGCACGCAAGATGCCCTGTTCAACAAGGCTGATGACCTCATCCAGCCGCTGGCTTGTGCCGCGCATGGCGAGGTTCAGCCTGCCGAGTAGCTTGCCGCCTTCAACCCGGATATCGGACCATGTGCCGATCGGGAATGAAGACGAATGGCCGAACAGAGCGATCGGGTTGCGCTTGAAGTTGCGAAGGTCCCAGCCGGACGCCTCCACAATGTCGCCGTAGCGGTCCACCGTCGCATCCGATAGGACAAACTCAAGCGCGCCACCGTCTGAGACGGTCGCCTTGGTAATCACAGTCATGATTGAGAAACCTTGGAACTAGGCGACCATCGCCATGACATCGAGGGCCGGTTCTTGATCGGCTGTCACTGCCGCACCCATTGCCATGGCCAACCCCTGCAACCCGTCAATCCGGCCGGTCGTCTTGGCCTTGTCAAACTTCCGGTTGCCCGCCGGGTCGGTGGTAATCACCGCATTGGCCGCGTTCCATGTCAGAACCGGGTTCATCCCGTGACGAAGGTTCTTTTGCAGCGCGACCGTTTCCAGCGCATCAATGGCCGGGGCCATGTCGCGGAACCCCTGGCCGGCTTCCTCAAGCGGGATATCAGCACCGATCGCGTCGAGAGCGGCCTTCAAATCCTTGATCCGCCAGCGGTCATACTTGACCACGCGCAAATCACAGGTCTCGGAAATCTCTGCCAGCCGTTGGGCTACCCATGCGTAGTCGATTGTCACGCCCGGGACCGCAGTCATGATCCCCTGAGATGCCCAAACGTCATACGGCGCCCGGTCCCGTGCCGCCCGGTCGCGAAGCGTCGCCTCTGGCGTCCAAAAGTGCGGCCATACGTGCCATTCACCGTCCCGGTTGGCCACCAGGACAAGCGCCGTCAAATCCTGTGTTCCGGACAGATCCAACCCTGCATAGACGGGGCAGTCTTCAAACGCGGAGAAATCAACATCACGCCCGTTCGCCTCCCACACTGAGAGGGAGAACAACTGGTTATGCGACGCGACCCGCTGGTTCAGATGCAGGTTGCGAAAGCTCGCCTCGAAAGACGGCATTCGCGCCGCCTTGGCAGCAAGCCCCCTGATTTCCTCGACATTCAGGAAGTCCCCAAGCGCCGGGTTAGCCTTCCGCCAGGTCGCTTCGTCCTCAATGTCGTCTTCTTCGTCGGCGCTAAACAGGATCAGCTTTTGCTTTGGGTCCGCCTTGGTCTTGGCGTCGTCGATCAGCTTGGACAGCAAATCCAGAGACGTTGCCGCCTGGGTCGAAATCACGATCGACAGCGGTTCAGTCTGCGCGCCCATCGCCGTTTCCAGCGCATCGAACAATTCCGACCGATCGCCCTTGACCTGTCCAAGCTCATCATGAATCACAAGGACAGGTGAAAAACCGTAAGCTGTTGTCGCGTCCGCCGACAGCGCCTTATACCGGACACCCGTCAACGGGCTGTAAAGCTCCTTTGCGGACTCCCGAACGACCACCTTGTCCGGCGCATTGAGTGTGGGACTGAGCCGAACCATCTTGGAAGCTAGGCCAAATACAATGCCGGCCTGATCCCGCGATTGAGCGGCAGAGTAGATTTGCGCGTTACGCCGGGCTTCCGGCCCCACCAGATGGGCCAGAACAAGCATGGCAACAATCGCAGTCTTGCCATTCTTCCGGCCGAGGGAGATGACAACTTGCCGCGTCGGCGTGTCGTAAATCTGCCGGATGATGTCCTTCTGCCACTCGCGGAGCTTTACTGGACGACCTACCTGGGAACCCTCGGGCACGCGGAGAAATTTCTCCACGAACGCAATGACCGCCTCAGAACGGGCTAGTTTACCGCCTGATTTTCGCCCCATACGGCGGCACCACCCAGAAGATTGTCACTAGATGCATCTGCATCATCATTCGTCTCAGCCAGCATTCCTGATCGCCGGTCCACTGTTCCCTGCACTGAAAGTCGCAGCTTGGTCGCCATGGTGGTGATGCTGCTATTCAGACGGACCAAATGCTTGCCGACATCGATCGCAGTCGGGTCAGAAGGGGCCATGTCCATCAGCTCAGCTGCCGTTCTCTCTGCCAGAACCAGAGTTCGGCAATACTGGCCCAGGATCGGCATGGAGCCAGAGTCGAACCAGCCGAGAGGCTTCTGTCTCGTGATCGCCCGCCAGATTTTGCTCTCTGCTTCACCAAAGCCCTCTGGAGGGGGCGGAGGCTTGCCTCCGGATCTGTGTGCAGCAGCACTTCTGGCCTCCGCGCTCATGCGGGACATTTAGGAGTTCCTTTCGGCAATGCTCAAATCGACGGAATTAGCATAGATTGTG